CCCGGCAACACCATCGATTACGAGCGCGTGCGCGCCGAGCTGCAGCAGTGGGATGCCGAGAGCGCCGGCATCCGCGAAATTGCGTTCGACCGCTTCAACGCGACCGACCTGGTGCAGCGGCTGAAGGACGCCGACGGGTTTACCGTCGTCCCGATGCATCAGGGGTTTGCGGCGATGAGCGCGCCGAGCAAGGCGCTCGAGCAGGTCATCCTCGCGAAGACGCTGCGCCATGACGGCGACCCCGTGCTGCGCTGGTGCGTCGGCAACGTGGCGGTCGAAACCGACCCGGCCGGCAACATCAAGCCCAGTAAGCGCGTCTCGACCGAGCGCATCGACAGCGTCGTCGCGCTCGTGATGGCGCTCGACCGACTGCAGCGCAACTGCGTCCCGGCGCCGACGCCGACCTACCACGTCTATGTCTTTGGGGGGACTGCATGACACCGACGAAACGCCGCGGCCGGCCGCCGCTCGACCCCGACGATCCGAGCGTCAACCTGCACATCCGGCTCGTGTCGAAACAGTACGACGCGCTCTGCGCCCGGGCCGGACAGGATCGGCGCACGCTGCCCGAGATGATTCGCCGGGCCGTGCAGGATTTAGTCGCCAAAAATAGACGGGACGCCTGAGGCTGCCGCACAGTCGTGCGCACCGATGCACGACCGCGCCTACGCGTACCTCGAGATCAAATCGTTCGACGCCGAGGCGCGCACGTTTGAAGGCATTGCGACGACGCCGACGCCCGACCGCAGCGGCGACGTCATGGACCCGGCCGGCGCCGTGTTTACCCTGCCGATGCCGCTGCTCTGGCAGCATGACCAGGGGCAGCCGGTCGGCGAGGTGACCGAGGCGCGCGTCACGCCCGACGGCATCTGGGTCAAGGGGCGGGTCGCGACCGTGCTCGACGTTGGGCCGCTGCGCGACCGGCTCGAGGCGGCCTGGCAACATCTGAAGGCCCGGCTCGTGCGCGGGTTGTCGATCGGCTGGAAACCCATCAAGGCGGTCGCGCGCAAGGGCGGCGGCCATCACGTCTCGAGCTGGCACTGGGCCGAGCTCTCGCTGGTCACGATTCCGCTCAATCAGACCGCGACCATCCTCTCGATTAAATCGGCCGCGTTTGGCCCGCACCCGTCCAGCGCTCTGGACCCGTTCCCCGTCGTGCGCCTCAAGGGGGCGCGAGCCATGAAAAAGACATTTACCGAACAGCGGGCCGAGTACGAGGGCGCCCGCGCCCAGAAGGCGCAGCATCTGGTCGACCTCATGAACGGCGTCGACGACGGCGCCACCCTGGACGCGAAAGCCCAGGAGGCGTACGACACCACGGCGCTCGAGATCAAGTCGCTCGACAGCCACATTACCCGGCTCAAGGAATGCGAGGCGCTGAACGTCGCGCAAGCGACGGCCGTCGTGACCACGCCGGCGTCCCCGTTCCAGACGACCCCCGTGGTCCAGGTGCGGTCGCGCGTGGCGCCGGGCACGGCGTTTACGCGCTACGCCATGTGTTTGCTACGCGCCAAGGGCGATAGCTCGCGCGCGGTGCACTTCGCGTCGCAGTGGCGGGACAGTACGCCGGAAGTCGAGCTGATGGTCAAGGCCGCGGTCGAGCCCGGCAACACCACCAACCCGTCCTGGGCCGGCGTCCTGGTGCAAATCCGCAACGCCGAGAACGAGTTTCTCGAGCTGCTACGGCCGGCGACGATCCTCGGCAAGGTCAACGGCCTGCGGAAGGTGCCGTTCAATACACAAGTCCCGGCGCAGACGGGCGGCGGGACCTACGGGTGGGTCGGCCAAGGCGCCCCGAAGCCGGTCGGGAAGCTGGCGCTGACCACCGTGGCCCTGCAATTCTCGAAAGCCGCGGGCATTATCGTCATCACGGAGGAACTGGCGAAGCTGTCGAGCCCGTCGGCCGAACTGATTGTGCGGAACGACATGATCGCGGGGATGACGCAATTCCTCGATCAGCAGTTTATCGATCCGCTGGTCGCCGAAGTCGCGAACGTCAGCCCAGGGTCGATCACGAACGGCGCGACGACGGCGGCCTCGACCGATTCGGCGATGTCGGACCTAGCGCTCATCCTGGCGCATTTCTCGACGGCGAACATGGGCCTCGCGGGCGTAAACCTGATCATGAGCGAGACCAACGCGCTCGCGATGGGCATGCTCCAGAACGCCGGCGGCGGGAAGGTGTTCCCGGGGATGTCGTCGACCGGCGGCTCGGCGGAAGGCTTTACCGTCATCGCCTCGAATGCCGCGGGCACGAACGTCATCGGGCTCAAGGCGGATCAGATCCTGTACGCCGACGATGGCGGGATTGCGATCGACGTCTCGCGCGAAGCCTCGGTGCTGATGGATTCGGCGCCGGTGTCGGATGCGACGGCGGTCTATACCTCGCTGTGGCAGAACAACCTGGTCGGGCTGCGCGCCGAGCGCATGATCAACTGGAAGCGGGCGCGCCCGCAGGCCGTCTACTACCTGACCGATGCCGTCTATCCGGCGGTCCCGCCGCCGGCCGGCACGTTCGCGGCGCCGCCGACGAGCGGCCGCAGCAAATCCGCCTGAGGCCCATGCGGCTGTTTGGGCTGGACATCACGCGCGCGGGGCGCGCCGTTACCGGGTCGCCGGTCCCTGCCAAGGGGACCGGCGGCTGGTATCCCGTCGTCCGCGAGCCGTATACCGGGGCGTGGCAGCGCAATGATGAAATCGCGTTGCCGTCGACCCTGAGCTATGCGGCGGTGTTCGCGTGTACCACGCTCATCGCCTCCGACATCGGCAAGCTGCGGCTGCGCCTGGTCGAGCGCGATGACGAAGGCATCTGGAACGAGCTGACGTCGCCGGCCTTCTCGCCGGTCCTGCGCAAGCCGAACCGCTATCAGCTGATTAACAAGTTCCTCGAGCAGTGGATCGTCTCGAAGCTGATGCACGGCAACGCCTATGTGCTGAAGCAGCGCGACGAGCGCAACGTGGTTGTCGCGCTCTACGTGCTCGACGCGCAGAAGGTCGCGGTGTTGATTGCGCCCGACGGCGCCGTCTACTACGAGCTCAAGGCCGACGACCTGGTCGGCGTGCCGAAGAACCCCGACACCGACCGCGGCGTCGTGGTGCCGGCGTCCGAAATCATTCACGACCCGATGGTGCCGCTGTTCCATCCGCTGATCGGCGTCACGCCGATCTATGCGTGCGGCCTCGTCGCACTGCAAGGCCTGAAGATTCAAGCCAACTCGACGTCGTTTTTCGCGAACGGGTCGTCGCCCGGCGGCACGCTCGAGGCGCCCGGGGATATCGACCAGACGGCGGCCGACAAAATCAAAGAACACTGGGAGCGGAACTACACCGGCGAGAACGTCGGCAAGGTCGCGATCCTCTCGGGCGGCATGAAGTACAACCCGCTGTCCGTGAACGCCGCCGACGCGCAGCTGATTGAACAGCTCAAATGGACGACGGAAACGATCTGCGCGTGCTATCACGTCCCAGCCGCGCTCGTCGACAGTTCGCACGCGCCGCCCTACGCCAACAGCGAACCGCTGGTGCAGCAGTACTACAGCCAGTGCTTGCAGACCCTGATCGTGTCGCTCGAGAACAGCCTCGATGAAGGGCTCGCGCTGCCGTCGACCTATGGCACCGAGTTTGATGTCGACGATTTAATTTGGATGGACGCCAAGACGCGCACCGACACGGCGACGCGCCTGGTCACCGGCGGCGTCATGAAGCCGAACGAGGCGCGCAAGAACTTTTTCGGCCTGGGCGCGGTCGCCGGCGGCGATGCCGTCTACATGCAGCAACAACAATTTAGTCTTGAGGCGCTGGCGAAGCGCGACGCGCTCGCGGACCCGTTTGCGCCCTCGCCGTCGACGCCCGACCCGGCGCCCGACGAGGACGACGACGAGCTCGACGAGGCGGCGTTTGTCGCGGCGAAAGCGCTGGGCCTCGACATGGAAGGGCTACACCTCAATGGCTGATCCTGCCCGACAAGGGGCCCTGATGGCGCTGCTGATTAAGGCGACGATCGCGCCGTTGCAGGCGCAGTGCGCCGCGCTCGAGTCGCGGTGCACGGCCTACGAGACGCAGCTGTCCGAGATGGGCGCGCTGCGCGAGCGCGTGGCCGTCGCCGAGTCCCGCGCGCCGCTGCCGGGGCCGCCGGGGCCGCCTGGCGCCGACGGCTGGTCGCCGGACGACCTCGTGGCGACCCAGGATGCCGCCGACGACCGGCTGGTGACGCTCGCCTATCGGCGCGGCGACCAGGTCAAGACGTTTGGCACGCTGCGCCTGACGACCCCGCGCTATTGCGGCGTCTGGGACGAGGCCAAGGGCTACCACGTCGGCGACCAGGTGACCTATCAGGGCTCGCAGTGGCACTGCCATACGGCGACGAGCGCGCGTCCCGGCGAGGGCGCGAGCGGCTGGACGCTGCAGGTCAAGTGCGGGCGCGACGGGAGGAACGTCCGGTGATGGTGACCCTGGCGCAGGCGAAGGCGCACCTGCGCATCACGACGCCCGACGGGCATCCTGACGACGCCGATCTGCAAGAGAAGCTCGCCGGCGCCGAGGCCGCGATTGCGCGGTTTGTCGCACGGTCCGAGATGGGGGCGGCGCTCGTGGCGGGGTGGACGGCGCCCGAGGTGACGCCGCCCGATGCGCGGTACGCCGTCCTGCTGCAGCTGGGCGAGGCGTGGCGGTTCCGCGGCGATGACCTGGGCGCCGCGACGGCGCCGCGGGTCGGGGACGGCGATTTCTCGCCGACCGTGCTGGGGCTGTTGCGGCGGTTCTCCCATTCGGTGCTGGCATGATCGCGACGGGCCGCCGCAACAAGCGCGTGACGCTCGAGAACCCCGGCGAGGGGCAGCCCGACGGCGAGGGCGGCTGGACCGAGGGCTGGGACCCGCTCGACCCGGCCGAAATGTATGTCTCGATCGACCCGGCGACGCAGAGCGACCTCGAGCGCGTGACGTCGGGGACCGTCATTTCGACCGCGACGCATGTGATTTCCCTGCTCTATCACCCGGGCGTCACCATCGAGTCGCGGTTGCGGTATCAGGAACCGGGGAAGGCCGAGCGCATCTTTGCCGTGACGGCGATTCGCAACCCCGAGGAAGCGGACCGCGAGCTCGTGCTCGTGGCCGTGGAGCAGCTGTAGTGCCGAATCAATTGACGTTCACGCTCGCCGGGCTGCCCGAGACGATGGTCGCGCTCGAGCAGTTGACGCCCGAACTCGTGAACGACGTCGAGCGGATGCAGCGCGATATCGCCGAGGCCGCGGCGTCGAACATCCGCGCGCAGTACGTCTACAAGACCGGCGCCCTGGTCAAAGGCGTCAAGACCCGGCGCCTGCTCAAGGGGCGCGTCGTCGCGGCGATGGTCGTCGAGAATACGCACTGGCTCGCGGGCGTCTACGACCACGGCAGCATGACCGTGCGCGAAACGAAAGCCGGCTACAACCGCGGCACCATGCCGGCGCGCCCGATTTTCACGCGCACGATGAACGAAGCCAAGCGCGTCGTCGCGCTCGGCACGGTGGAAATTTTGCGCCGGCATGGATTGACGGTGGTCCGTGCTGCCTGACAGTGGCGAAATTGATAACGCGCTCATTGATGCGCTGAACGCGGACGCCGAGCTGCGGGCGCTCGCGCCCGACGGCGTCTACTTTGGCGCGGCGCCGCCCGGGCGCGAGAACTTTGTGATTGTGTCGCTGGTCGAAGGGCTGTCGCTGGCGCAGATGGGCGCGCCGACTGCGCGCCGCGCCGCCGAGACGTGTCAGTACATCGTCAAGGCCGTGATGTTGAACGGCGCCGACGGCGACGCGCGCGAAGCCGGCGCCCGCATCGATGCGCTGCTCGAGGACCAGACGATTCCGATTGACGGGTATACCTGCCTGTCGATCGCGCGCACCGATCGCATCCGCGCCTCGGAACCGGACGCCGTCGAACCGTCGACCGTGTGGAAACATCGCGGCGGCTACTACCGCATCACCGCCGCACCTGGAGGGACACCGTGATTAAGAGTGGACGCAACGGCTCGGTGAAATGGGACCCGACAGGCGCGGGCGGCGTGACCGCGGTCGCGCTGATGTCGATCAAGTCGTTCCAGCTGTCGCTGGCGACCGAGAAAATCAACGTCTCGTGTTTCGGCGACCAGAACCGGGTCTATATCCCGGGCCTGCGCGATATCAGCGGGACCATGGGCGGATTCTGGAACAGCGAGGATATGAGTCTCGTCGAGGCGACCGAGCTCACGGCGCCCGGGTACCTCGAGCTCATTCCCGACACGACCGACGGCACGCCGACGCCCTACAGCTTCAGCGGCCTGGCCTACATGGACGCCGAAATCAACACCGACGTCGAGGGCGCGCCCGAGATGACCGGCAACTTCATGGCCGCCGGGTCCTGGACGATGCCGGCGGCGGGCGTGCTGGCGGCGGACGGGACGCGCAAGGCGCGACGCTGACCCGAGGCGCCCGTGTTCCAGGGGATTACCTTGCGCGGCAAGCGCGGCGAAATCAACTACGGATTTCGCCGCGCGGCCGCGCTCGTGTCCTGGGTCATCACGCGCGACAAAGAGTCGAAGCAGTGGACCCTGTTCGCCGGCGTCGAGCGCGCCGACACGTTTCAACTCTCGCGGCGCCCGCTGCAGTTCACGGCGCACCGCTACGCGAAACCGGCGGGCCTCTGGTGCTTTGACGTCCAGACGCTCGACGTGAAGGGCGACACCTTAACGGCAACCCTCGGGCCGCCGGCCCACCAGTGAGGACCGATGCTGCGATTCGCGACGGCTGACACGCGCACCTTAACCCTGAGCGACGGCGAGACGCTGACCGTCAAGGCGCGCCTGACGCACGGCGAAGTGCAGGCGATGTTCGCGCGCATGTATGCCATCCAAGACGGGCAGTCGATCCTGTTGCCGTCGTCGGGCGACGCGCTCATCGTGGCGTATCTCGTCGACTGGTCGGCGAAAGACGAACAGGGCCGCCCGGTCCCGCTGCGCGGGCTGACGCCGTCCGAAGTGCAGGACCGGCTCGACGCGCTCGAGCATGACGGCGTCCTCGAGATTCGCAACGCCATCAAAGAACACGAACAGGCCATGCGCGACGAAACCGCGGCGCTAAAAAAAACGGCTGGTGGCGCGACCGCATCAGTACCGACCTTGCAATCTGTCGGCTGATGCACTGGAGCTATCCCGACGTGCTCGCGCTGCCGGCGGATGTGTATGACGTGCTGGTCGAGGATTTGACGACGAAACACTAATGGCGATTGCCTCCACCCTCCAGGCCGACTTTTCCGAATTCGTCACCGAGACGCGGAAGGCGAATGCTGCCTTGCAGGATATGGCGGGCGAAGCCGTCATCACGACCAATGCGATGGGGGGCGTCGCCGGCTCGATGGACAAGGCCGGCGAGGCCGCCAAGGCCGGCGAGGGCAGCACGCTGAAACTGGTGAAGGGGTTTGGCGCCGCCGAGGGCGCGCTCGCGGCGTTTGGCGTGCAGGGCGTCTCGCAAATCAGCAACCTTGGACAGCTGGCGACGTCGGCCTCGGGTGCGGCGGCCTCGTTTGGCATCGCTGGCGGCGCCGCGGCCGTCTTTGCGACGGCGCTCGCGAGCTGGAAACTCGGGCGCTACATTGCCGAAGTCAACGGCCTCGATGCCGCCATCGGCGATTTGGCGTCGACGTTTATGGGCTGGGGCAGCGCGTCGGGGCAAGCGGCGGCGGCACAACAAGACACGATCGACCGCGTGCGCACCCTGACGGGGCACACCTACGACATTGCGACCGCGACGCAACTCTGGACCGATCACATCAAGGACCAGCAAGCGCAGCTGCTGACCAACAGCAATTTGGTGAAGTCCTGGGAAGACGACCTCAAGGGGGCGCGCGGCGGGTTAGCGAATCTGCGATCGGAACTCGACGCGGGCAACATGTCGCACGACCAGCTGGCCGCGAAATATCAGGTGTCGACCGAGGCCATCAAATACCTGACCCGCGAGATGGGCAAGGAAAAGACCGAGCGCAAAGAGCTCGAGGCGGCGGCCAAGAAGCAAACGGAGGAGATGCAGAAAGAGGCCGAGGAGCGGGTCAAGAACGCCGACCGCGCGCAGAAGATTGCCGGCGACGCCAACCGCGCCTGGAACACGGAAGTGATGACGCTGTCGGGCACGACGACGCAGGCGCTCATCGCGAATATCGACAAATGGCAGGACGAGCAGATCGCCGCGCTCAATGCGACCAAAGAGGCGAGCGAGGCCGACTATGCCACCATCGCGCAGGTCGCCGGCGAGAAGCTCGCGCTCGTGAAGCTCAATTGGGACGTGTTGAAAGAGGGGTCGATTGCGACCTTTGCCGACCAGGCCGCCCGCGCCGAGGCGACCTATCAGCGCATGCTGGCGAGCTCGAGCAAGTACACCACCGAGGCCATCGCGAACGCGCTGAAGCTGCGCGACGAAACCCTCGCCGCCTATGACGCGGTGAGCGGCGCGCACAGCGCCGCCTATGCCGAATTTCTCAAGCGCGACCAGGCCTATGCCGCTGCGCTCAAGGGGTTCCAGGCCGACGCCACGACCGGCGCCCAGGCGCAATGGGATGCCGAGCTCGCCGCGATGGACAAGGCGATCGCCTATTCGCAAACCTACGGGGTCACGATCGACGCCGCGAAACAGGCGCTCGGGATGATGGGCGAGACGGGCAAGAAGGCCGGCGACGACACGGGGGCGGCCATGGCCGGCGCGGCGCAGCAAGTCAGCCAACTGACCGCCGTCGTGCAGCAGAGCGCCGCGCAGATGCAGACGCTCGCGCGGGTCTACGACCAGATGGCGCAGCGCAACATCGAATCGGGCAGCGCGCTCGGCACCCAGATCGGGATGAACTACGAGGAGAGCGCCCGCAAGTTGCGCGCGAAGGCCGGACGGGTCGCGCAGTACGAGGAGGCGCTGACCCCGACGACCTGGGGCCGCGGCGGGATGACCTCGACGACGACGACGCTCAACGTCAACGTCAACAACCCGCAAGCGCAGGGCGTGGCGAACGCGCTCGTCACGGAACTGCGGCACAGCGGGGTGCGCTTTGGCTAGCCTCTCGCCCGTCCACGTCCCCGGCTGCGCCCGGCTCGGCATCGCGCGCCTGAACGCCTTTCGCCTGAACGTCTACGAGGCGACGGTCCCGGTGTGGATTGACGGCGCGCCCCTGCCCGGCGGCGCCGGCATCGGCCTCCTCATCGAGGGCGCGACGATTCAGCATGTGCTGAACGACCAGGCTGATACCGCGGCCTTTACCGCGCGCGGCTGGTCGCCCGTCGCCGGGCAGCGCATCGACGTCTACAGCGGCGAGGTCGATCCGACGAAGCAGTTGTTCGGCGGGCGCATCCTCGAGACGACGGGCAAGTATCTGAGCAAGGCCACCAATCAAAACGTCGTCACGGATATCCAGTGCATCGACCCGGCGTGGCTCTTGTCGCGCACGAAGGTCCTGCAGCTGTACCTCGGCCTATCGGCGTCGGTCGTCATTTACGACCTGATGGATCGGTTTACGCGCGGGTTCACGCGCAAGAACGTGCAGGCCAATCTGCCCGTCATTGACGTGCTCACGTTTACCAATGAGGACGTCGCGACCTGCCTCACGCAGGTGTGTCAACAGGTCGGCGCCTATTGGTTTGTCGACTATGCCAACGACCTGCATGTATTCACGGTCGGCGACCTGTCGGCGACGCCGATCACGCAGGACGCGCCGGGCGAGACGAACGACGTCGCCATCACCGAGGACCTGTCGCAGATCGCGACCCGCATCATCGGCCTCGGCGGGGGCGTGAGTGCGAGTGTCGACCTGCTCGCCGGCGCGACCGAGCTCCCGGTCGATCTGGGTGTCGCGCTCGGGCAGCAGTGGTACCCGTCGGAAGGCGGCCTCGTGCAGATCGGCACGCAGCGCGTGACCTATACCAAGGTGCGCGGCAACACGGGGCGCGGGTCCATCCTCGGCACGGGCAATGCGCCGAGTGTGGCGCCGGGTCTGTCCCCCACCGCGGGCGCGGGCCTGGGGACCGGGACGTATCAATATGCGGTCACGTTCAAAACCCCATCGGGCGAAACGCTGATCGGGCCTGCCGCGGCGGTGCAGACGGGGGCCGCTAGTTACCCGACGATCACTGCGTTTAGCGTGCGCGCCAGTGCGTATAACGCGAGCACCACGTACTACCCCGCGAACGCGAACATCCAGTGGCGCATTGCCATCTACTATCAAGGCGGCGGCTATTCGCTCGGACCGCAGAGCGGTTTTGTCAATGTGGGAACCAAGTGGCCGGAGATTTATGTCGGCCCTATCGCCATCGATCCAGTGAGTGGGCAGCAGTACCCATCAGCCCTGCTGTCGTCGTGCCCCGCAGCGATTACGCAGATCGTGTTCTTTCGCACGTCCAACGGGGCGACGACGGTGCATTTCTGGGATGCGCTGAACGGGGTGAGCAGCGGGGTGAACGGCTGGCTGATGTTGACGGGCGACATCATCGATGCTGACCTCAACGTGCAGGCGACCTACCCGCCCCCGTTAGCCGGCGGCACGCTCAACCGCGTCACGGTCACAATCCCTAAATCCTCGTCCCCGACCGTCAACGGTCGCAACCTGTTTCGCACCGTCGTCAACGGCAGCGCGCTGAAACTGCTGGCGACCGTCGCGGACAATACGACGACCAGTTATCTGGATGCGATCGCGGACGGGTCGCTTGGCGCGGCGCCACCCGCGAGCGATACCTCACTGCTGCGCGAGGACGGGCAAGTCGCGGTCGGCGCGACGTCGGTCCTGGTCACCGATACGACGCCGTTTGTGAACGACGGCGGCGCCTCGGGCGGCTGGGCCAGCGTCGGCAATTTGACGGTGCGCTATACCGGCATCAGCGGCAGCAATCTGGTCGGCATTCCTGCGAGCGGCTCGGGCAGTGTGACGTCGACCGTGCGCTACGGGTCGCAGGTCCTGGTGCAGCCGCGCCTCGTCGGCATTCCCGCGTCCGGCGTCGGCGCTCTGACGACGGGCGTACGCAAGGGCGACACGGTCGCGTTGCGCCTCGAGCTCGAGGACCCGCAGGCGGCGCAAGTGCTGGCGTCACGGCTCGGGTTTCCCGCCGACTGGACGCAGGGCCTCGTCGAGTTTGTGGTGTCCGATAGTCGGTTCGGGCCGACCGAGCTGCTGCGCCACATGCAGGCGACGCTCGCCGAACGGAAGGACCCGCGGCAGACGGTCACCTATTGGACGCGCGACACGACGCACGAAGTCGGCGCCTTGGTGCGCATCAATACGAATACGCCGCCGATTCCGAACCTCACGTTTCGCATTCAGCGCGTGACCTTGTCCGAGATTGCGATCGCCGGCGCGGGCACGACGATCCGGCCGAAGCGCACGGTCGAGGCGACCAACAAGCTGTACACGTTTGCCGACCTCCTGCGCCAGCTGCGCGGGCGCGCGGCGGGGATTCAGTAATGGCACTCGATCGCACTTGGTACAACACGCTCGTCGACGACGACGGCTCGGGCCTGACCGGCAGCGTCTGGGATAAGGCCGACGTCAACTCGCTGATGACGGCGGTCGACAACGAACTCGGGCGGATTGATGCGCCGGATTCGTGCAGTGTGAGCGCGAATACGATTACGACCGGCGTGCCGTCTGGGGCGTGGACGGCCGTGCAGTTCGATTTGCTGCATTGGCAAACGTCGGCCGGCATGTTTGTCTCGCCGAGCAATCAGATCGTGATGCCGCGCACCGGGTACTACCTGGTGACGGGCGTCGTGACCTTCCCGCAAGGCGACGGCATTCGCGGCATTTCTATCTTTGCGAACGGCGCGGCGGCGCCGGGCCTCGGCGGGCAACAGGTCCTGCAAGTCGCGACACAGGCGACCTACAACATCCTGAAAACGCAAGCGATTATTTATATGGGGCCGGGCGTCTACGTGCAGCTCGCGGTGTTTCAAAACACGGCCGGCGGCATCACGATCGGCGGCCTGCATATTCAGACCACCAATCATTTGCAAGTGCATCGGTTGAAGTAGAGAGGGCAAAGCTATGGCTATTGTGCAGGCGGGGCGACCCGTCACCGTCGACGACGTCAAGATGACCGCCGGCCGGCTCGCGACCATGATTCGCGACGCGGTGCAGGACGGCGGCGATTTTCGGGTGCAGCTCGAGTCGTGGCCCGACCCGGACTTGATTGCGCTCGGCTTGTCGCAGGACGAAATCAACGCCATCAAAGGGTTCTATGTCGGCGACGTGCCCGGGATCGCGGCGCTGCTGTCGGCGTCGACCTGGATTAAACAGTTACTCGGCACGGGCGTCTGAGACGACGCGAAGGGGGTTCTATGCGATATCGCCGCCCGCTGCTTCTCGTCGTCGCCCTGGCGCTCGCCGCCTGCGATATCGAACTCACGATGCCGACGATTAACAATACGAACACCAACACGAACACCGTCGACGTGCATGACATTGTGAGCTTTGCGCCGGTGCCCAATCCGTCGACGCCGGTGCCGGCGCCGGGCGGCGGGACCGAGACGCCGGTGCCGCTGCCGGCCAGTTCGCAGGGCATCGCCAACGCCTACGCCGCCGGGCACCCGACGCAGCTCGCGCAGTCGTGCCAGTTGGTGTACGGGCAGGCGGCGTGGCAGTTTATCGACGGCCTCGTGCTCGCGCTCAAGGCGAGCGACCAGCGGTGGGGTTACATGGTGAAGCCGACCGACGGCACCATCTCGCGCGACGTGATTGCCTACCGCGGGACCTCGGATAACTCCGGCGCCTGGGGCGTCGACGTGATTGTGGATTTATGCGGCACCCCGTCCTATGCGTGGAATGTGCTGGGCTTCGACCCGGCGGCGCAGTGGGCGGCGAATCGGTTCTAAGGGAGAGACTTCAATGCCACGCAGCTGGGATGCCATTGTCACGGACTACGAATCACTCGCCGCGGACCTGACCGCGCTCAACTGCGAAGCGCGCGCGCTCGCCGGCGGCGAGGTCCCGCCCGAGCCCCCGCCGACCGGCGATGTGATTTACGTCGAGGAGAATCTGCCGCAGGCCATCAAGGATGCCCCCGCCGGCGCCGTGCTCGACCTGGGCGGCCTGACGTTCCTGGCGACCATCGTCATCGACAAACCGCTGACCATCCAGAACGGCGAAATCTGCGCGCCCGGGCCGAACGTCAACGACCTCGTCACCCTCAAGCACGGCACGAGCGGCGTGACGCTGCGCGACCTCATCCTGCGCGGCGAGGGCTCGACTAAGCGTGGCATCAGCAACCAGGCCGCGGGCACCGTGCTCGAGCGCGTCGAGGTGCGGAATATCTGCCGCGAAGGGCAAGAGACGCAGGCGATGGCGATGTGGGACTCGCCCGGGCCGCTGACCGCGACCGACTGCTACTTTGAGGGCGGCGCGCTGGCGTTTCTCGCCGGCGGGTCGACGCCGACGATTCCGAACACCATCGCGACCGGGCTCACCTTCACGCGGTGCACCTTTACGCGGCCGCTCGAGTGGCGCGACAAAGCCTACGCCTGCAAAAACTCATTCGAGCTCAAATGCGCGAAGGACGTCCTGGTCGAGGATTGCGAAATCAGCAACGTCTGGGCGCAGGGGCAGGCCGGCTACGCCATCCAGTTGACGCCGTCGCAGTACGGCGGGTCGCCCGAGACGACCGTCGACAACGTGACGTTTCGCCGCTGTCACATTCACGACGCCGGCAACGGCGTCAACATGCTCGGGTTTACCCAGCACGACGAGGACGATCGGCAAACCCAGCGCGGCGGCAACTACACCTTCGAGGAATGCACCTTCGAGAACATCCTGCTCGCCTACGAGGGTCAGGGCGCGGCGGTGACCTGCGCGCATACGCCGTTCAACATCCGCATCCTCGACTGCACCATCCACGAGGACGGCGGCGCCTTCCTGCGCGTCTCGGATAAGCAGCCGGTCGAGGGGCTCGAGTGGCGCGGCGGCCGGGTGAATGTCGCTGGCACCTATGGCGTGTTCTCGCCGCTCGGTAGTCGCGGCGTCGCCTGGGAGACGATTGCGCCCGGCGGCATCATCGCCGGCGTGACGTTCGTCAATGCCCACTCGTCGTTCAAGGCGAACTTTCCGGATAACACCTACGAATCGGCGTGACGGTGCTGGTGGTCCTCGCCGCCGCGGCCGTCGTGCTGCTCGTGCTCGAGTGCTGGGATGCGCTTAGAAAGGACTAGCCCATGATTGGCCTGCTGCTGCTCATCGTCCTCATCGGCGTCGGGCTGTACCTCATCGAAACCTACGTGCCGATGGCGGCGCCGCTGCGCACGATTCTGCGCGTCGCCGTCGTCATCATCGTGCTGCTGTACCTCTGGCGCGTGCTGTTCGGCGGGGCCGATATCCCGCTGCCGCGGGTCTAGGGTCGAGTCACCGGCCGCCGCGCCTGGGGCGTTTCACGTTTCCTTGCCGCCACGGTGCGCAGGGTCCGTGTGGCCTGTTGGTGGGCGAGCTGGTCTTGCTGAAACGAGAACAGGTATTCAAGTACCGCCATCCACCCGTGGCGCACGGTATCGGGCACGCTTCGGAAGTACATCAATAGGCGGGACTCAAGCATCGTGCATTCTTCGTAGTTGTGGTGGTAATCCCGCACCAGCCATCCGGGCGCGACCTGCATGTGGCGTGCGATGTAATCCAGTTCTTCCAGCGTAATCGGCTGGGGGAACTTGTCGCGCAGCACATCGCTGACCCACTGGTCCCCTCGAGGCTTGCCGTGTTTGCCGGTCGGGACGTCCCTCGCTAACGCTCGCGCGGCCCCCCGTCCGCGCGTGTGCAGAAACTCCTTCACCCGGACCCGCACCCGTTCGTGCGCCGGTACATCAGCCATACAAACCTTCCCGTTAGTTCTGTGGCGTATTGCTGGAGAGCATACGTAAACAGTAGGCGCGGCGCAAGTTACGGACTATTTGTAAGTTGACCCTGATTACGGCTTGACTTACTCCGTAATTCCCGTAGCATTGCTGCTATGCATGTTCGTCGCGGGAAGGCCATCGCGGGCCGACGAGGCACGCGGCCTTATCCCAGTTTGCAGGCGTGGATGGAGGCGACTGGCACGACGCAAGCGCAACTGGCGAAACGGCTTGGCGTGGGGCAGCCGCACATCTCCAACGTGCTCCGCCATACCCGCAAGGCGTCGTTCGCGCTGGCGTTGCGACTCAGCCGGATGACCAACGTGCCGATCGAAGCCATCGCCGGTGACGACTTGATGTCCGAGATTTCCGTAAGATGACACCCCTGAGCCCTGCGCGACTGGCGGAAATTGGCCTGAAACGTCTCGGGTCTGATAATGAGTGGTTTGTTGTCTATGGCGATCGCGGAACTTGGACTGCGCTGTGGGAGGGACTGGCGGGCGGGTCTGCAACAGCAGATGCCGACACCATAGCACGCTTCCGT